ACATACAAAGTGGTCTCAGGAAGAGCGTTACGAGGAGCGCAAACTTGACGAGGAGCCAAGGAGTCACAAGGACCATCTACCTCAGAGAAAGAAGGATCAGTGATAAATGTAAGCTGAGTGGTGTTACCAATCATCTTGAAGTAACCACGTTGTTGCTCAGCAGTCATAGTAAGCTGGTTCCAGATGTGCATCCAGTCACCATATTGACGGTCGATTCTTTGACCACCAATCTCGACCTCAACCTGAGCAATGATCTGCTCACCGGGGAAATCTAACCAACGGGCATAGACACCAGATCCAACGCCAGCGGCAAAGGAAGCAATACCCATAAGTTGGTTAATCTCGGGTAAAGTGACTTGCAAGTAAGTTCTGTAAGCAAGATCACCGTTTCTGCTGATGGTGCATTGAACACGGCGTCCAAAATCAGCTTGACCATTGAAAGTTTGTTCAATAGATTCAATGGCAAAGTTAGTATATCTACGATATGTCACTTTCCAGAAAGTAATTTGAGGGTTACCAGTAAGGTAAACATCTTGAGCTCCATAAGCCACGAGTTGCATTAATCCGCCTCCCATTTTATACATTCCTAAAAGAAAAAAAAATTTTGTAAAAATAATTAATTAAATTTAAGTTTAATTAATTATTGTTTTAAATACCTACATTCTATAATAATATAGTATTAATGTTTGTATTTTCCTTCATAAATATGGACAAATATGCGTCATCAAATACTTCCTTTTTTCCTTCATGATTTTTCGTAAAAATATAAGAATCTTTTCTTTTCTTAATTGACCACCCGTTATCTAAAGCATTAAATAAAAAAACCATTTTTTGAAACTTTATCTTATCTATATCCACCTGTTTATCTTCTATTTTCACTTCTATATCCATTAATTTACTAAATGAAACAAATATTTATATTTAAACTATTAGTTCTCGTTTTTTTTGTCTATAATAACTTGAATAATGTTTTTCTTCATTTTCTAAATTTTGTAAACTTGTTTTTATTATATTTCCTTCATTATCTGAATAATATATATTTTGTATTTTATAACCTTTTTTCGTAGGTAATTTTTTCATTGTTTCTATACAATTGTTACACGGCTTACTTGATTGTAAAGTATTTTTCATTGATAATCTTATTACTAAAATATTTATTGACACTAATCTTCTTTTACATTTTAATGGCTGTAATTTATTTAATGCATCATGTTCTGCGTGTATTCCTGGTTTTTTTCCATCAGTATCACCCATTTGATTCATACCAAAACTTAGGATTCTACCTTTTTTTAAATCTCCTTTTCCTTTGTAAAACACATGACGCGTGATTATAATGTCCGCACAAACAGGAATTTATATTTATTGATCCATTCTCATATAATTCAACGTCCGAATCCATAGGTAAACAAAACCGCTTAATAAACATCTTATCTAGTAAATGTAACATCTTTTATTATTTATATTTATATCAATATACTTTTAAACGGTTTCAATTTTATTTACATTAATATACTTTCTATATCTTCTTTTTCTAATTCTTCCTTTTCTAATTCTTCTTTTTCTAATGCGTCATCTGATGAACTCGATGAAATATAATCTTTGTCTCGTCTCGCTCGCTCTTTTATTAAACCTTCAAATAATAAGTCATCTGTTGGCGTAGTATAAATCCACTCATTATTTATAAAAGACATTACAGTCCACATAACATTATTATTGTATTTATTATACATATCATTATTTCTAAAATTTTCAATATCCTTAATACTATTTAATTTGCTTGTATCTATTATATCATACATAAAATCTACGAATTGCTCCAATAAATTATCATTCAATTTGTTTTTCCCAATTGAACTAAATATATGATGTATATGAGATGAACCTGGATAAGAAACCATTATTACATATGGTATTATTTCAGGTTGACATTTAGACATTCTATAATAGTATTTTTACGTTTAAATATATATTTTTATATATTTTCAACTAATTACTAATTAAATATTTCTGTATTTTGTTATATACAATCATTTAATGCCATCATTTAAACCAAAGGCTACAAAAAAAATTAAAGTATGTAAAAAATATTCTACTACTCTAGATGGAAAACATAAAGAATTTGTTAATGAATTCATTAAAGATGAATTTGATAATATTCCCAGATTAAAAGAAGAACGTTATTGTCTAAAAAAACAATTGGAAACCACCACTGCTCTTCCCATAGAACAAATAATGGAAACAAAGGATAGAATTAAAGAAATTAACGAAACTATTAAAGAATTAAAAGACAGAAAGAATAATTATTTTCTTGATAATTCCGAATTTATTTTTGAATATTTTGAAAACAAAAAAAATATCAATAATGTCGAAGATAATAACAAAGTTATTACATCTAAAAATCAATTACTTTTCAATATTTTTAAAGTTAAACAAGATGATAGTGATAATGAAAAAAATACTGAAAGTAAAAATAAAAATATTGTGCAAAAATATTTGAGTAACATTGATGAAACGTTTTTAGATATGAATGCGTTTGTTAGAGAAACTGACATTTGTCAAAGCTGCTATAAAGGTGAACTAATTCCACTCGACGATGAGGGTGTTCTTATTTGTAATATTTGCGCCGTCAATGTGCCTTACTTAATCGAAAATGAAAAACCAAGTTATAAAGAACCTCCTAAAGAAGTTTGCTTTTATGCTTACAAAAAGATTAACCATTTTAAAGAAATTTTAGCCCAGTTCCAAGGAAAGGAAACTACTCAAATTCCCGATGATGTCATTACTCAAATCCACCAACAAATAAAAAAGGAACGAATTGGTATTGAACATCTAGCCCACCATAAAACCAAGGAAATTTTAAAAAAATTGGGATTTAATAAATATTATGAACACATTGCATTTATTAAAAATAAACTCGGAATTAAACCTCCTGTTTTTAGCCCTGAATTAGAAGACACTTTATGTAATTTATTTATGGAAATTCAAGCACCCTATGCTAAAACGTGTCCGGATTATCGTGTCAACTTTTTGAATTATTATTATGTTCTTTTTAAGTTTTGCGAACTTCTTGAAGAAAGTCAATTTTTACAAGATATTCCTTTATTGAAAGATCGGGAAAAACTTATCGAGCAAGATGAAACTTGGAAGAAAATGTGTGTTGAATTGAATTGGGAATTTATTCCTACTGTTTAATTTAAGGTCTTGGCATATTTGCTTCGCTAATTTCCCTTTGGTCTTCATATGCTATTGGGCTTGTTTCTTCTTGTGTTGTAAATCCGGTACCTCCTTGTTGTCTTCTATTTCTTCTTACATTTCTTGTTTTTCTTGTCTTTCTTGTCTTTCTTGTTTTTCTTGTCTTTCTTGTTTTTCTTGTCTTTCTTGTTTTTCTTGTCTTTCTTGTCTTCCTTTTGCTTCTTTTTGATTTACGTTTTCCACCAAATGACACATTATTATCACTATCATTATCACTATCACTATCTATCATAGATATTGCGGAAATATTTGATAAATCATCCGAATCGTTACTTAAATTCAAATTAGATAGTTGCGACCTTGCTTCCGTTGTCGTATTTCCTTCTGAATTATCAAATGATTGATTATTTGCCATAATGTCTGTCATAAATTGTTGAGGGGTTTGTGCTTCTATAAAAAAAGGATTATTCGGTGGAGGATTTATAGAGTTTTGAATAAAATCTATCTGCATATCAGGATTATGTGCAAATAAATAAGTTAGTTGTTCTTGACTAAACCCTAAACCAGTCAATATTTGTCTATCCGTTTCAACAAGACCGCCTCTCATGTTTTTATAAGATCTTCTTTTACTTTTACTCTGTCTTCTATGTCTAGTCATAATATATTATATTGGTATTAAAATATATTATCTATTTTTCATTTTTTTCATTTTTTTCATTTTTTCAATTTTATTAAAATCCACCGGGAAATTTTACTAGATTTAAACCAATTCCTAGACCCGCTCCAGATCGTGCACTAACGCCCATCGAAGGAATATACGTATCTAATATAGCGAATGTAGCGGCGGCAGTTAAGGCAATTAAAGCAATTTCTTCAAGATTCAATGAACGTTTGGGAATAGCAAACGAAACAATTGCAATCATTAAACCTAAAATCAAATATTTAACGATTCTCTGAATTAGTTCAGTCATATCAAAGATTTTACTTACCATCTTTATATAAAATAATAAGAAAAAAATAATAATTTATCAAATTAAAACTTAAAACGAAACTTTCACTAAATATATATAATGAGTAAAACTACTGCTTCCAAAAAATCTTTTGAACGAAAAGACAAGAAAGATGGCACCCCAAATCATAAATATGTCGATTTGTTAGATGTTGATAAATCTATTGCCGGTCAAAATTTCGGCTGTTTTTCGTTTATCTCTCCCGAAAATACCTTGAAGCAACGTGAATTGTTTTTCTTTGAAGAATTCCTAAAGCAATGGGATATGAATAAGTCAATGGAAAAATTTCATCAGTTTCTAAATTTTGTTTCATTCAAATACAAACTACAATTCGAAGAAGTCATTAAAGATTTTGAAGTCTTTGTCAAAGAAGAGAGAGAAACTATCGTTAATTCATCTATTGAAGACGACTACAAGACTTTTTTGGATCGTCAAGAGGAGGAAATTGAAAAGAAATTCAATGTAAAACATAATTTTCAAACATCTGTAAGAGGATTTAAAGCCAGAGGCAATTTTTCTTCTCAAGAAGAGGCTGAATTGCGTGCTAAACTTCTAAGAGAAACCGATCCTAATTTTGATGTTTTTGTCGGTCCAATTGGAACTTGGTTGCCTTGGGAACCTGAAGCTTATAAAACCGGTCGGGTCGAATATATGGAAGAAGAACTCAATCAACTCGCTCACGAAAAGAAGAAAAATGAGGATGTTGCTAAAACTACATTTGAGCAGCGTATTAAGGAGACTAAACAGAAGGCCATCGATGAAAATAAAAAGAATGCTGAAAAACACGGCAATGTGATTACTCAAGATATTGACAAAGACGGAAATTTGATTGGGGCTGGCACTAGCACAACTGAGAGCACTTTTGCTTCTAAGGAGCCTGAGGCTATTTCTGTTGCCGACATTCGTTCTGAACTTTTTGATGGAGAAAATGTTGTTGTAGGCAAGAGCGATTATGGTCAGAGTCAATTGAAGTCTGGACCATTTGCTAAAATGGATTAAATAATTTTTTAAACAAGTTAAACATTACTTGTATAATAATATATACATCATAATGTCAAAATTTTTAAGATTAACAAATTTAATAATAAATATAAATCATATACATACAATAGATATAAAGCCAAACAAATATTGTATTAATATTATGAGTAACAAATTAGCGGGGTTACAATGGACTGCTGCCGGATTTGGAATTGGTCAAATTGCTTCACATAATTATGAAATTGAAGTATGTGAAACTACAGATTCAAGTGATTACAAAATAGTTTCTGATTTTATTCATAAACATTAGCAGGCAGTTAAATAAATAAAAAATAATAATACTTTTTATTTATCTATTATTTGTATGTTATACAATATATGGATTAGAATTCAAAACACTCTTAATCACTTCTTCTTTAAAATTATTGTTTGCATTAAATTTATTTAATTTATATTGTAATATCATTCTTTCATTATCAGTTATTTCTGTTTTATCGATATCTCCAAACTGTTGCATTATTAATCCATCAACTATCGCCTTTATTGATCTTTTGAATTTTTGAATAAAAAAGTTCAGAGTCTCTACATTCATATCTTCATATCCCTCTTCTTGTATTGTTGAACCTTGGTTTATTATATCTCTTAATTGTATAAATTTCAAATAATAATATAATTTTTCATCTAAAATAGCGTCTATATTTGGACATCTAAACATTAAGTCTTCTCCCAATTCAGCATTATGCATTTTGAATACTTGCGGATGTTCAAAATAAGGTCTAACAATTTCACTAGTTTTTCCAAACCCAACATCACATAATGCTTTGTATCTACCTGAAACCCCTAAATATGATATTTTAATTATATCTTTTCCTAATGTTCTTGTACTTGTATTCGGCATTTCTAATGATATATTTATAGCGCCTTCCAAAAACCACTTTATCAAAAAAGATATATGAGCTGCTATAGTTTCCATTTTACTTGCATCATACATAACGATATCATTATGCGTTATTAGTATATCTATGTCGTCACTAATATATTTGGAAGTGTTTTCTATTTCTGATAAAACAAATTGAACCGCTTTTCCTCCTTTAAAAATGAAATTATAATCTTGGCCTTCCATTTTATATGAAATAATACCTAATAATAATAAAATTATACATAATGCGGTATTTGTATTTACAAAGTCCATATTTTGTTCTGCAGTTTTTAATTCGTATTCTGGAGTTTTCTTTGTGTAATATGCCGGAAACATTTTTTCTACTATTTCACACGTAGTCCAAGGATTTTGAGACAATAAGAATCGTATTTTTGTCCTCAAATCAAACAATTCTGTTTTTTTTGATCTAAACAGACCTCTCCAAAATTTGGGTTCTACATCTTTATTATATCCTATGCTTGGTAACCTGTTTAAAAAATTTAATTTTACTACTGGTTCTTCTACTACTATTTGAGGTGCTTCTATTTGAGGTACTACTATTTGTTCTTCTGCTATTGGTTCTTCTATTACTTGTGCTATTGGTTCTTCTATTACTTGTGCTATTGGTTCTTCTATTACTTGTGCTATTGGTTCTTCTATTACTTGTGCTATTGGTTCTTCTATTACTTGTTCTATTGGTTGTTCTACTTTTACTACTTCTATAGTTCTCATTATTTCATCAAATATGGGCTTATTTTTTTCTTTTAAATTATCTCTGGTCAATCCATATCTCGGATCCAAAAGTATTTGAATATTATCTTTTTGTCTATTTTCAACAACGCGATTAAATACATTATTTTTAGTTTGTGCTCTTGTGCTTTCAACGTTTATGTTACCTCCATTTTCATAAAATAACTTTATTAAATTTTGTTTTATTTCGTTGTTAGTTATATTGTCCATTATAACTGTTGGAATTGAAACATAATCGACTATACCAGTCAAAACTGGTTTCATATTTACATCTACAGGAATTAATGCATTTATTGATGACTTATTAGTCTGAAAAAAATTCTTAATGTTCCTCGTAAATTTTTTAATATCATTATTACTTTTATTTCTCCAGTTAATTAATGGCAATAATAAGTCCCGAAATTGGTTTCTAAATTGTTTTTCTAATTCTTTGTCACCACCTGATTGATTTCTTTTTGTTTTATTTTTATAATATTTTTTTATGTGTTTTTTAGATTGTCGTTTATATTTTTTTTTCGTTTGATTTTTGGTTCCATATTTTTTTATATGTTTTGTTCTCATAATATAATTATATAAAATAAACTATAATTATATTTTTTAAACAACTATTCTATATACATTAATTAAATTTATTATTACATTTATTTAATTAATGGTTCTATAATAATAATCATTAAATATTATTTTATTTTTTATACTTCGTGACATTTTTGCCGCCGAAATATTTTCATCTTCTGCAGCCTTTGCTATAGTATCCCATATACATAAAACTTGCTGTGTATTACATTCGATTTTTTCAACCTTTTTACCTGTAGACGATGTGATTTTATGCTTGTATTCATCTATTTTTAATGAAATACCATAATAACCTTCATTAGAGCCCTGATCAGTCCAAACTGTAGATTTTAACACATATTCACAATCGTTTAAATATTCTTTAATATTTTTTAAATCCTGTGTATCTGTTAATTTATTCATATTTTGTTTCCATCGTTGATATTCTGAAAGCAATGTTGAATTTAATATTTTTCCTGATGGACTAAATTTACAAACTTGAAATAAAAAAGTTTCTACGTCATTATTTACGTAACGCTTTTTATATTCCGTTTGTTTCAATTTTAGACCAATATAACCATTAACGACTTGATTTTTATTTTGAGCTGAAAGTCTCGATGGTTTAAAGCGAGTATCTAAGTAAGTTTTAAACAAATGAAATGTTTCCTTTTTTGGTTTTATTTTATTCCAAATGCGATATGCTCCTTCCATATTAGTAGATGATTCTTCTACATCAGAACGCACTATACACATTGTATCAATAAATTCATTAAAATTGTTAGTTTGTTCATCTTCCGGTAATAACGGGTTTTGATAAACAGTTTGGTTTTCTTTTTCAAACAATTGCAATTCCTTATCTTGTTTAACTATTTTTTCTTTTAATTCATTTATTTCAATAGCTTGTTTCGTAATAGCTTCATTTTTGAGTACTACTTGTTCATTTAACTCCTGATTTTCCTTCAATAACTCTTCATTTTTCTTTAATAAATTATTAAAATTATCTATGCTATATGTTTTTGAATGAATAATATCTTTAATATGTTTAGATAATTTGTCAATAGTAAAAT